GTATTGATAGTAGCAAGGACTACCTCAGAGGTAACGTACAACTTGTTTGTGCGGCTGTTAATAAAATGAAGCAAGATCATTCAGAAGAGCTGTTCTTGTTTCTATGTAACTCTATTGCAAATCAGTCTAATTAAGGAAATATAATATGGCTTTCGCATCAGCATCAGGTTGGTCAAATTTGCCAAATGGCAATTTTTCACCAGTTATCTACTCTAAACAGGCACAGCTTGCTTTCCGTAAAGCATCAACTGTAGCTGCTATCACTAACAGCGACTACTTCGGTGAAATCGCTAACATGGGTGACTCAGTTAAAATCATCAAAGAGCCAGAGATTTCTGTATCTGCTTACGAGCGTGGTACTACTATCGCTGCACAAGCAATTGATGACGCTGACTTCTCTCTTGTTGTCGATAAAGCTAACTACTTTGCATTCAAAATGGATGACATCGAAGAAGCTCACTCGCACGTTAACTTCATGCAGATGGCTACTGACCGTGCTGCATACCGTCTACGTGATCAGTACGACCAAGAAGTTCTTGGCTACCTATCTGGTTACGCTCAGTCTGCTCTACACGGTGCAGCTGACACTGTTAACACTACTGTAAACGGCACTAAAGCTAACTCTTCTGCTGGTTCTGACGAACTACTAGCTACTAACAAGCTAGACGCTGAAGACTTTGCTAACGGTCAGACTGTAGCTGATGGCGACACCATCTCTCTACGTCCTCGTATGCCGGGTCAACAGGGTGCGTTCACAGGCGCTGGTGAAGCATCTCCGCTTCAGATCCTTGCTCGTATGGCTCGTAAACTTGACCTACAGAACGTAGACACTTCTGGTCGTTGGATTGTTATCGATCCAGTATTTGCTGAAATCCTAAAAGACGAAGATGCTCGCAACTTCAACGCTGATTTCGGTGGTGCTGGTCTACAGAACGGTCTTGTATCAGACAACCTACACGGTTTCAAAGTTTACGTTTCTAACAACCTACCATCTGTTGGTACTGGCTCTGCTACTACTGGTGGCTCTAACGCTGGTGTTAACTACGGTGTAGTTGTTGCTGGTCACTCTACTGCAGTTGCTACTGCTGAGCAGATCAACAAAACTGAAACTTACCGTGATCCAGACAGCTTCGCTGACGTTGTACGTGGTATGCACCTATACGGTCGCAAGATCCTACGTCCAGAAGCAATTGTAACAGCTCGTTACAACCTAGCATAAGCTAGTCTACGGGGGGTCGGGGGCTGTTGCTCCCTTCTCCCTTTTTCTCTATCTATAGGTTAGAAGTGTAAATGGCTACATACATCTCTCTTACAAATGAATTGCTACGCAGACTTAACGAAGTTGAAATCGTTGATGTTAACTTCTCTAACGTGCGTAACATTCAGTCGCTTGCAAAAGATGCAATTAACAGTTCTGTTCGTCACATCTTGCAAGTAGCGCAAGAGTGGCCCTTCACACTTACAACTTACACACAGCCACTGACATCGGGTGTAACTCAGTATGACTACCCAGCTACTATGTCTACAGTGGACTTGGACAGTTTCTACCTTAAGAAACATGCTACGCTAGACAATGAAGCTACTAAGCTACCTGTTATTTCTTACGCTGAATATCTACGAGACTTTCGTCCGCAGGATGATGCTGGCGCAACAGGCGTTCCCCAGCGTGTGTTTCAAACTAACACCACTAGCTTTGGCATCTCTCCTGTACCAAACGGTGCATACGAAGTTGAATATCAATACTACTCGTTCCCAGAAAATATGTCTGTAGCAACAGACGTGTGTGTAGTTCCTACACGTTTTAATCACGTTGTTATTGATGGTGCTATGATGTACATGATGCGCTTCCGCTCTAACGAACAGTCAGCAGCAGTTCATCAACAAGCATTTGAAGACGGCATCAAAACTATGCGTAGGCTGCTATTAGACGAGCCGATCTCTGTAACCTCTACTATTGTTACGAGGTAAGTTGTGGCAGACGATTTACAAATACATAAAGTTTATTGTGAGGGTGGCCTAAACACCAACCGAGATTTGCTTTCTCAGGGTGAACGAGCACCCGGCTCTGCTATCCGTCTAGTTAACTATGAACCATCTCAGACAGGTGGTTATAGACGTATCAGCGGCTATAGTAACATCTACCCTAACTTACCCGGACAGAATGCTGTACTGGGTGTTTGTGTTGCTGCAGGTATTAACGATGGCATAATTGCTATTCGTGAGCCAGAGAACGTAGGTGATGCTTATGTTCATTGGTGGGATATGACTAATGAAGTGTGGCAGCCAGTTACTGCTTCTACTGGTAGTACAGATGACTACTCTGGCCAACAGAAGATTTATTTCACTCGTTACAATTGGGGTGAGCCTCGTGTATTGTTTGTAGATGGTGTTAACGAAGCACATGTATATAATGGTACAACACTACAAAACTTAGTCGGTACTAATGCTCCTGATGCACCACGTGTAGCGTCCGAGTATAAGAATCATATGTTCTTAGCAGGTGATCCGGCAGAACCAACTAACCTATACTTTTCTGCACCTAACAATGAATTGGATTGGACACCTGCTAATGGCTCTGGCGTTATCAACGTAGGTTTTCCTATTATCCAGATTAAAGTGTTCCGTGATGCTTTGTACATTTTTGGTAACAACGCAATCAAGAAGTTGGAAGGTAATAACATTGCAGACTTTATTGTTAGCGATGTAACACAAGACTTAGGTTGTATTGCTGCTGATAGTGTTATTGAGATTGGCGGTGACTTGCTATTCATGGGGCCAGATGGCTTGCGTCCTATATCCGCAACTGATAAGATTGGTGACGTTAACCTAGAGACTGTATCTAAAGATATTCAGTCTTACATCACTGACATTGGTTATAACGAAGAGTTAGACCAGTTATCTTCTGTTGTTGTTCATAGTAAATCTCAGTTCCGTTACTTCTTTGCTGGCAGTGAATCACAAGGTGTTCTTGGTGGTTTGCGTAAGAATAGTCAGACGGGTGCTATTCAGTTTGAGTTTAGTCAGCTTCTTGGTATGGGTGCTAAGTGTGCTTCTAGTGGCTACATCGGTCAGTATGAATACGTACTAACTGGTACTGAAGATGGCAAAGTAATGCGCCAAGAATATGGTACATCATTTGATGGCACTGACATCTTCTCACTATTCCAAACACCGTTCTACCATATGGGTGATCCAGAACTACGTAAGCACTTCCTTAAGTGTACTACGTACATGCGAGCAGAAGGTGACGCAAACATTCTGATGGGTATCGTATATGATTACGAAGATCAGTACGTATCTAACCCATCTAACTACACGCTTTCAGTTGAAGGTGCTGCTGCATACTACAACGAATTCCAATACGACAGCGGTGCTATATACGATGGCAACCCAACTCCACTAGTTAAAACAAACATAGCTGGTAGTGGTACATCTATTTCTATTAAATATGTAACAAACGATACTAATGCCAGTCACAACATACAGGGTCTGGTACTGCTGTTCGGTGTAGACGACCGCAGGTAAAAGAGGAATATATAATGGCAGGTTACGAAAGACAATCTACTGCGGATATTATACCGGGAGCTACGGTTCGTGCAGCACCTATTAACGCAGAATACAACCAGTTATCTGCAGCCTTTGCTGCACTTACTGGTCACTCGCATGATGGCAATACAGGTGAAGGTGGCTATGTTCCACTTATCGCTGACTCAGATGCTCTTAATAAAGTTGTAGTTGATACTGCTACTAATACAGTTACTTTCTACACAGAGGTAGGTGGTACTGCCACAGCACAGATTAAAGTTGTAGACGGTGTACTACTTCCTGCAACAGACAATGACATTGATCTAGGTTCTGCTGCTGCGTACTTTAAGAATGCGTACATCAAAGGTACGCTCACTGTAACTACAATCTCAGCTACCAACCTTACAGCAGCTACAGCAGACATCAACGGTGGTACTATTGATGCTACTGCAATTGGTAATACAACACCTGCTGCTGGCGCATTTACTACTGTATCTACATCTGGACAAGCTACACTGGCTACTGCTGACGTAAACGCAGGTACGATTGATAACACCACGATTGGTGCTACTACTCCAGCTACAGGTGCATTCACTACCCTATCTGCTACAAGCGGATACACTGGTACTGTTACAGGTAACGTAACGGGTAACGTAACTGGTAATACTGCAGGTACGCATACTGGTGCTGTAGTTGGTAATGTAACAGGTGACATTGCATCTTCAGGTACTTCTACGTTTAACAACGTAACAGTGTCTGGTTCACTTAACATGGACGCAGGTACATCTGCTACCATCACGAACCTGACTACACCTACTAACACAAACGATGCAGCCACTAAAGGTTATGTAGACACTTCTATTACAAACCTAATTGGTGGTGCGCCTACCGCTCTTGATACGCTAAACGAACTAGCAGCAGCTCTTAATGACGATGCTAACGCCTACACTACTCTGAGCAACTCTATTGCTACTAAAGTGAGTAAAGCTGGCGACACGATGACTGGCGACTTAGACATGGGTGCTAACGCTATCACTTCATCTGCTGATCCAACTACAGATTCAGAACTATCTCGTAAGGGTTACGTAGATGCACAGCGTGATACTCGTGTAGCTAAGACAGGCGATACAATGTCTGGCAACCTTGCAATGGGTAGCAACCAGATTACGGGTCTTGCTGATCCTACTCTTGCACAGGATGCTGCTACTAAGAACTACACAGATAGCATCTTAGGGTCTGCTACGTCAGCAGCGGCTAGTGCGGCAGCGGCAGCTACATCAGCTACTGCGGCAGCTAACTCTGCATCGGCAGCTTCTACATCAGCAACTAACGCTGCGTCATCTGCGTCTGCTGCTTCTACTTCGGCATCTGCTGCGGCTACGTCTGCGTCAAATGCTGCTGCATCAGAGACAACTGTTGTAGCTAAAGAAGCATTGGTAAGTCCACACTATACTGCAATTGATACAGTGTCGGCTAACATTACAGATGTTAACACTGTAGCGTCTAACCTAACTGACATTAACGCATTTGCAGATACGTACTTCATCTCTGCTACCGAACCTGCTTCACCAACTGAAGGTGACTTGTGGTTTGACACTACATCAGACACGATGAAAGTGTACAACGGTAGCTCATGGCAGAACGCTGGTAGTTCTGTAAACGGTACGTCAGAGCGTGTTAACTACGTTGCTACTGCAGGACAAACTACATTTGCAGCTACTTATGATGCTGGCTATGTAGACGTATACCTCAACGGTATTAAACTTATTGATGGTACAGACTTCACTGCAACCAACGGTACATCCGTAGTATTGACTGTTGGTGCTGCACTCAATGACGTAATTGATATTGTTGCTTACGGTACGTTTGAACTTGCTGATGTTTACACTAAGTCTGTATCGGACAGTCGTTACGTACAGCAAGCTGACATTGGCACTACGGTAGAAGCATACGATGCAACCATCCTACGTTCTGCAGATATTGGTGTAACAGTACAAGGCTATGACGCTACGCTACTTAACGATGCGGACATCGGAGTTACAGTTCAGCCTTATGACGCAACACTGCTTAAGTACACAGACATTGGTGTTACAGTTCAAGGTTATGATGCTACTACACTTAAGTCTGCTGACATCGGCACTACTGTTCAGGCATACGATGCGGATACAGCTAAGACTGACGTAGCTCAAACATTCACAGCAGAGCAGACATTCACAGAGATTACTGAGACTGCGTACGCATTAACTGGTACAGACATTGATCCTGCTAACGGCACAGTGCAATACAAAACACTAGCAGCTAACACTACATTTACTGAGTCACTAGAAGATGGTCAGGCTGTAACACTGCGTATTGAAGGCGGTGCTACATACACTGTAACGTGGCCTACAATGACGTGGATTGGTTCAGGCGGTAACGTAGCTCCAACGCT